CCTGATTTCTTTTGCATCATCAGATCTTACTTCTGTAAGGGGAAAAACAACAAAATTTCCGCCCCACTGGTCATCGCTGCATTTTAAGGTTTGTGCGATGTTGCTTACTGAGCCCCCATAAGTAATGTCACATATTTTTTCTTTATTTTTTCGGGGTTGATAATATATTTTATCTGCTTCTCGGATAGGAAATATTTGGGATCGGCTGTTTCCTCCATAATGTCCGACAATGAACACCCTTTCCCTGTTTTGTGGGACTCCGAAGTCTTTTGAATTAAGTATTTGCCATTCAACTCGATACCCAATACCGGTAAGAAGCCCAAGAATACTTTTGAAAGTTTGTCCTTCGTTGTGATTAAGCAAGCCTTTAACGTTTTCGAGTAAAATATATCGGGGTCTTTTTTCTTTGCAAATCCGAATGATATCAAAAATGAGGCTGCCTCTTGAGTCTTCAAATCCCTGTCTTTTTCCAGCAATACTGAAAGCCTGGCAAGGAAATCCTCCAACAAGGATATCGAAATCAGGCAATTCGCTTGGTTTAATTTTTGTTGCATCATGAATCTCCAATTCTTCACTTGTATCAAAATATGCCTTATATAAAGCCCTTGAATGCGGATCTATTTCGCAAAAACCTATACTTTTAAATCCTGCATTATCAAATGCTAATTTAAATCCGCCGATGCCTGAAAACATATCGAGATATTTAATCAATTCCATGCAAACGCCCCCAAATTTCTGAGATAAATATTATTTTTTCCAAAATTTTTTCAATTTTGTCTGTTTTAACCCCGTTTTTTGCAAGTTTTTCCTGGATTTCTTCATAAGAACTTGCATTATTAACAAGGTCAAAAACAGATCCAAAAATATTTTTTGCCTGTTCCTGCAAATCTTCAACAGAAAACGAATCTATAAATTCATCTATAGCTTGCTGATCCGGAAACTCTGATTTTGATTCTTTGAACTCTTTAAAATTCTTTGCAGGTTTTAAATTCTGAGTATTGTTTTGATTTTCAGGTTTTGAAACTTCTATATCCTCTTCCTCAAAGCCATAGGTCTTCATTAAATATTCTTTTGTAAACTTAACCCCTGAATCAGAAAGAATTTTATCCCGTTGAGCAATATTTAAATCAACATCTTCTATTTCATACATAGAAAAAACAGGAATATTAATCTGTTCTGAAAAATTTAATTCATAAATCCACTTGATGAGATGATTTAAAGTTTTTTCAACCAGTTTTTTGTCAGCATCAATAATATCCTGGCGAACATCCATATGGGTTTTTGAAGCCGAATAGCTGCCTTTATTGCCAATTTCCGTTGTTAAAGTCTGTCCAAGTATTGCTTTAGAGATTTCAGCATTCATTTTATCGATAAGTTTTTCATAAATCTCTGCTGACGTGCTTTTTGCAGCTTCATGTATTTCTATTGAAGTATCATCAGGAATTACGGCTATTGCATCCTGAACCATAGAGTTTAAAACATCCGCAAGTTCTTCTGTATCTTCAATTTCCGTTCCTCTAGGGTGTTTACCCACTAAAAACGGCATTCCGTATTTTTCTGTGAACGTTATCCAGAACCTTAATCCGCCGTTTTTTAATGTTACATTCCAAAAAATTCGGGATAATGTTCTTTCGCCGTAAGGGTTTTGATAGCTCGGATTATATTGAGGACAGAGAAACTTTTTATCCGGAAGTTCTTCACCTTTGTAATTTTCTCTGGATTTGAATTTTAATTTATTATCATCGTCAAAAACAAACCATTCAGCAGGTTTAGCCTTTATTTCAGAAGGCAAAATCAAATTTTCCTGTTTTTGCCATATTATTTCCAGAGGTTGAAACCCAAATAAAACTGCATCAAGGATTTCAGAGATTAATGTATATAAATCAAGATTATTAAAAATATTTTCAACAATTTGAGCCTGTTTGGATTTTGCCTTGCCTCTATCTATCTCCCATTCAAGAGAAAGAACTCCTGATTTTCTTGATTGAACGCAAGCCCAGACATGCGGATCGCTTAAAAATCCCCTATATATTTTTATATCTTTTCCCTGTTTTCTTAGGACAGGGTCAGGATCAGGCAAATATAAACCTAGCGAACTGAAATCAAAAGAGCGTTTTCTCGTAGCAATTTCATTAGCAAGACTCGTGCTTTTGATTTCGCTGAAATTTATATATTCTCGTTCATTGATCCATAATTTTTTCATTACAAAAAGTCCCTTTAATAAGTTTTAAAGCGGGTTTTGATATTTTATTTTTTTAAAAGGTTATCTAATCGTCATCCCAGTCTGTTTTTTCATACAGACCTTTTGTCATATCTATACTTTCCCACCTTCGGCGCGTTGCTACATGAATCGGACCTTTATAATTTTCCGCCGCATGAAGTGCAAGTGCTAAAGCCCAGAACCTGTCCGCATGACCTGATGCATCTGATTTTTCAACATCAAACCTGATATTTCCTGACGATGTTGTTGTTCTTCTAATAGAATGCAGGTCTTCTCTGAGTTCCGGATCATTCGACGGAATGTAAACAGTTTTGTCTTCAAAGTTTGTTCTGAGTCCATATGCAAGTTCCTCTTTGACTTTAGGGTTAAAATTAATGCCTTCAACTCTGTATTTACCGAATTTATTCCGTGCAGATTCTGCTAAAGGCATTCCAAGTCCGGTAGCGTCAATACAGCACCGTCTGAGTTTTTTGTGCTTCAATATTTTTGCCAAAACTTCTTCCTGAAACCGGAATTCAGAACCCAGATTACTGTTAAGTCTTTTGTTCTGCCAATATCCATTCCGACATACAAATCACCTGTTATTTTTTCAAGTGATTTAAGGACATTATCAAGTTCACAACTTGCAATCATTTCATATGGAAGGAATACGGTTGCTTCATCTATTGCAACACAACAATACTCCTGATGCCAGATGGATTCATCAACACATTTTGCCTGTTGTTCTTTAAGCCAATTTTGTTTTTCTTCTTCTGTTATTTTTCTTTGACAAATTTTATCAACAAGTCCTTCATTAACTGCAGTCTGTATAGGCGTTGTATGCAAACTCCAAGCAATCTTATCCTTTTTTATATCTTCGATAAATTTAAAAAATCTACAGCTTTGTCCGTTATGAGTTGATAAAATTCTTATTGGAAATCCCCATGTATTGCAAGGACTTGCAGCAGCCCATAAATCATCCGCATTATTATGGTGTGCAAATTCATCCAGTACAACCTTTCCGCCTTTGCTCCTGAAAGCTTTGGGGTTGGAGCTTAATGCATGAATCTTTGTACCATTAGCAAATTCAATAACAAAAGCTTTAATATCGTTTTCTGAATCTATGACTACATTTCCCAGATATCTTGCAGTTTTATCAAAAAGTTTTGTCCATTTTTCGCAGTATTCAATATATTCCTTTGCGGCAGATTCATCAGCAGAAGAAAACCAGACAGACGGGACTTTTTTCTCCACGCAATCTCTTACATCTTCATAACTTTGAACATAAGTAGCCCCAATACGTCTCGATTTCTCCCAAATTTTTATTTGAGATTTATCATTGAGCCACCTGAGCTGATATGGAAGAAAATGCTTATTCAGATTCATATTATATTGCCTCATTATTGGAATCATCATGGCTAATGCCTAGGATTTCTTCTTCAATTAGCCTTATAGCTTCAGGAGTTAAGCCTTTTTTCTCTTCTGAAGATTCTTTTTTACTTGCAATATCTTCATATTCTTTAACTTTTATAATTGAAGGGAGAACTCTTGCAAATGTATTCATTCTCGTATAATCAATTTTTTCACCATTATCAAGATCTTTCTCTATTGAATCCATTATTTTTTGAGCAAAACTATACAATCTTTCATGAAACATTTGCCTGCTTTTTAAATAAAGTTCTCTTTTTGTATTCCAATCTCCAGTTGCTCCCCACCTGCGAAGAGTTCGTTCATTAGTATTCAATTTTGAAGCTATTTCTTCAAATGTCATTTGTTCAATTACATACATTCTTTCAGCTTCTGTAGAGAGAAGATGTATTTTTGTCAAAATATTTCCCCTTTAAGTAATTTTTGTGAATTTGCATAGGAAGTTAGAGTCCTAATGGAACTCTTTTTTATAAAATATTTTTGAAAACTTTATTTTTTTATCAAATTAACATATATTTTGTCCCATTTATAGTGATTTTGGGGACAACCAATATTCACTATAAATGGGATAAAAAGCAGTTTATACTACATTTTAGATTTTCAAAAAAATAATTTTAAAAAACATAACCTAAACATAGGGGGATTTTCTATGAAATTTTTTGAGGTATTTAAAGCAGGAAACTATCCGCAGGGAGTTTTTTCCATGGAAGATGTTGAAACCCTTGCTAAAAATTACGATCCGAAATTTTGTGAAGCACCGATTACTCTCGACCATGAACAAAAAGGACCGGCTTACGGTTGGGTATCAGAATTAAAATCAGAAAACGGCAAGCTTAAAGCATCCTTCAGGGATGTTGCGGGTGAGTTAAAAGATTTTGTACAAAGCGGCAAATATAAAAAAATTTCTGTAGAAATATACAAAGAACTTGAAGGAAAAAAACCGTATTTAAAAGCTGTTTCTTTTCTTGGAGCTTGTATTCCGCAAGTTAAAGGAATGGAGCCGGTGGAATTTAAAGACGGCGAATCTGAAATTTATATTTTTGAAATTGAAGAAAAAGTAGAAATAAAAACGGAAATTAAGACTAAAAATAAACCTACAGAGAATGCGGAAGAAACTCCTGAAATCAAGACGACTGAAGAACTTGTAAAACTGCAAAACCAAATTTCTGAACTTGAAAGTCAAATTGTGCTTTTCATCGACCAGCCCAATGTATCTAAAAATAATGACCTTGTAGCAAAACTTCAAGAAAAAGTTGAAAAAATGTCTGTGCATATTTTAACAATGCAGGATGAGTCAATCGCACGGCAAAAAGCAGAACAGGAACTCCATAAACTCAAACTGCATATCAAAACCAATGAATTTGAGCAGTTTTTAAACCAACAAATGTCTTTAGGAAATCTTACGCCGGTTCAAAAAGATCTGAGCTTAAAAATATTCAAAGCTCTTGATAACGTCAAAAAATTTGATGAATCCGATTATGTAGAAGAATTTAAGCAATTTATCAAGACTTTTCCAAAACAGGTTGAATTTGATGAAATTGCGACCAAGAAAAAACAAGAAAATATCACGGAAGAATCAAACGAATTTTCATACGCAAGTGAAGACAGCCTCTCTATCTACAATGAGGCAAAACAAATAGCAGAAAGGGATCATATCTCTTTCAAAGATGCTCTCTTAAAACTACACGAGTAAAAAATGTGGAATCGGAGGGGCTTTTGCTCCTCCTTCCAAAACACAAGGAATTCAAAAGTTTAGAATAACCATAGGAGTTTATTATGGGCAGATTAGAGGATTTACGGATAAATGCGTATTTATCCGAAGTGGCAAGAGGCTACACAAATTCGGCTTTTATCGCTGATTCTTTGTTTCCTACAGTTGAATCCGACCTGGAAAAGGTTGAAATATTTGAATTTAACAAGGAAGCTTTTCAGGTTTACGGTACTGAGCGTGCCATAAGAGCAGAATCAAACGTTGTAAGTCCGAAAAGATTTAACAAAAAACTTACGACTTTAACAGAACACGATCTGGCTTATCCCATTGATTACAGGGAAGAAGAGGAATCCAAGAAAGTAAAATTACAACTTCACGCAACAAACGTAGTAACAGAAGGACTTAAGCTTAAGCAGGAAAAACAATGCGCCGACTTGGTTCAAGACCCTGCAAATTAGCCTACAGGAAATAAGATTATACTTTCCGGTACCTCAAAATTTACTGTAGATGGCTCTGACCCAATCGGCGTTATTGAAGATGCCAAAGATGCTGTAGCCACAAAAATCGCTCAAGAGCCTAACACTATGGTTATCGGACACGAAAGTTGGAAGGCTTTAAAGCGCCATAAACAAATCAGGGACTTAATAAGCGATAATCAGAACAAAATTATAACAATAAATTTCCTGAAAGAAATTTTTGAAATCCCCAATATTATTGTTGGTCGGGCGGTTTTTATCGATCAGAATAATGAATTTGTCAAAATTTGGAAAGACAACATTGTACTAGCTTACGTTCCAAATTTAAGCGTAAGAACCGAATATGACCCGTCTTTTGCATATCTTATCAAAAAGAAAAACGCTCTTAATGTTGATGAGTACAAAAAAGAAGGCAACAAGCTCAGATATATCAGGGCTACAGATATATACACACCTTTTATGGTCGGCCCCGAAGCCGGTTATTTGATAGGTGATACCAACTAATACTCGATAAAAGAGTAAAAAACAAAATATTTAAAACAAATAGGAGGCTAAAATGCCTAAATATACAGTAAAAGGAACTAATATCCTGCATAACGGCAAGGTTTATGCCGAAGGGACAACAATCGAACTTAGCGAAAATCAGGCAAAATCTCTTGCTGATTTTCTGGAATCTGTTCCGGAAACAAAAAAAGAAACTCCAAAACAGGAAGAAAACACTCCAGATAAACCTGCAAAAGAAACCAAAACTCAGGCTAAAACTTCAAAAGAGCCTGAAAACAAAGAAGAGGGAGGTAATTAATGGAAAGGCTGTACAAACCTCTTTTAATGGAAACCGTTAAAGCTACTGTTGACCTTGACAAACAAAGATTTATCGGATTTGACGGAAATTACTGCACTGCAAACTCAAAAGCTCTCGGAGTTTGCGATGTTGAAATCGAAGCAGGTCAATATGCTCCTGTAGCTTTGTTCGGAATCTTACTTGTACAAACAGCAGCTGCAATTACAGCAGGGAGTAAGGTCGCATCAGATGCAAGCGGTTATGCAGTAGCCTATACGACAGGTGAAATTAACGGCTATGCTCTTGATGCTGCGGAGGGGGTAGGGGAAGTCATCAGAATTGCAAGGGGTATATAAAAGATGCCCTATTGCAATCCGGATGACATAAAACAGCAGGTAACAGAAGCAACATTAATTGAGATTACTGATGACAATCTTGCAGGTGAAATTAATGCAGCAGTTGTCAATGAAGCGATTTTATATTCGGCAACCATTATTGACGGGTATTTAAGAGGTCGATACACGCTTCCGCTTCCAACTATTCCTGAAATTGTCAAAATCCTTGCAGTTGATTTAAGTATTTTCAGGCTTTATTTAAGAAGATTTCACACCGATATGCCTGATTCTATTAATGATAAGTACAAAAATTCTATAAAACTGCTTGAGCAGATTCAAAAAGGAATCATTTCTCTCGGCATTGAAACCGCCGGAACGCCTCCAAAATGCGGAGAATACAGGACAAATAAGACCTATCGAGATAGAGAATTCCCTAAAATATTTCTGGATACATTCTGAGGTACGGAAAATGACTATTAACGAAATCGAAAACCAAATAATAGAACGAATTAAAAGTCAAATTCAAGACTTACATATTGAAGGATTTCCCGAAAAGCCTTCTGAGTTTAAATTAACCCACGCTAAAGGCGCAATACTTATTCATTATCAAGGCGGAAATTATTCAGAATCAAAAAGCTTGGGTTATATCATTCAAGATAAAAAACTCGAATTCTCTGTAACAATTGTTACAAAAAACCTGCGAAGCCACGAAGGGTCATATTTCTATCTTGATAAAGTCAGACAGATTCTCACAGGTTATAGACCTGCAAACTGCTCTAAAATGCAGCCCGTAAAAGAAGAATTTATCTCTGAAAACAACGGAATCTGGCAATATTCAATAAATTTCAGTTTAACAACACCAACAATTGAAAATTTGGAGTAAAAAATGCCTGCAAACTTTCTTCACGGAGTTGAAACCATAGAAATCAAAAAGGGAACACGTTCCATCAGGACAGTAAAAACTGCTGTCATCGGTCTAGTGGGGACAGCTCCGATTAATACGGTCGAAGCGGATTATAAAACGGTGAATAAGCCTGTTTTAATCACAAATGATAAAGATGCGGTATTATATTTTGGGCAACTGACAAGTGGATTTACTATTCCTACTGCGTTAAATGCAATATTTGATCAGGGGGCAGGAATTGTAATAGTTGTAAACGTTTTTGATCCTGCTATTCATACGGCGGTCGCTGATGTTGAACTTTCTGATGTCATCGGAGAGGTTGACACTCAAGGAAAAAGAACAGGTTTGCAGGCTTTTAAAGATGCTTATTCTTTATTTGGATTTTACCCAAAGACAATTATTTCCCCTAAATATTGCGAAGATGCTGCTGTTGCAACTGAAATAAATGCTGTAGCAGGAAACATAAGGGCAATTGGTATAATTGACGCTCCTGTTGGAACAACCGTACAGAATGTAATTACAGGAAGAGGATCGTCGGGGGCTATAAATTTTAACTTTAGCTCTGACAGGCTTGTTCTTTGCTATCCGCACTTAAAAATCTACGATACTGCAAGCAATACAGAAAAACTTGAACCATATTCCCAAAGGCTCGCAGGGGTTATAGCAGCGAAGGATATTGAGAGAGGCTACCACTGGTCACCCTCAAATACTGAAATCAAAGGAATTATCGGCGCAGAAAGAAACCTAACTTCAATGATTAACGACCCTTCAAGCGAAGTTAATCTGCTTAATGAAGCCGGAATTCTGACAGTCTTTAATTCCTTTGGCTCAGGCTTCAGAACATGGGGAAACAGAAATTCGGCTTACCCTGCAAACACAGACCCGACTAATTTTATCAATATCAGGCGGACAGCAGATATAATCCACGAAAGCGTTGAATATTCGATGCTTCAGTTTATGGATTACCCGATAGATAACGGTTTGATCGACTCCATTTGCGAATCCGTCAACGCTTTTATCAGGACTTTAATCGGTAGAGGCGCGTTAATTGACGGCAAGTGCAAGTTTAATCCTGCAAAAAACCCTCCTGCTGAAATCGCAAACGGACATTTATTATTCGATATTGAATTTATGCCGCCGACTCCTGCAGAAAGAATTACCTTCGAAAGTTTTATAAACATTGAATTATTAAGAAATTTGGGGGTTAGCTGATGAGTAAAATCAAGATTAACCGGCTTACGAATGCCAATATTTATATGGATGGCAATAATTTACTTGGCAGGGCAGAAGAAATCCAACTTCCGCAGATAAAACACAAAATGGCAGACCATAAAGCTCTTGGAATGGTGGGAAGTGCAGAGTTTTTTGCAGGGATAGACAAGCTGGAATCAAAAATCAAGTGGAATGCGCTTTACACAGAAGTCCTAAAGAAAGCAGCAAACCCTTTTAAAGCCGTTCAAATTCAGGCAAGGGCTTCTCTTGAAACTTACAACAGCATGGGGAAATTGGCAGAAGTGCCTGCTATTGCGTATTTAATCGGAACTTTTAAAGAATTTCCGGCAACTTAAAACCTGGGGATAACGCAGAATATGAAACCACGATGAGCGTTAATTACGCAAAATTAATCGTTGATGGAGAGGAAATCTTTGAAATCGACGTTCTCGAAAACATTTATAAAGTTGAAGGGGTGGATATTCTTGAAACTTACAGGAATAACATAGGAGCATAGGTCATGAACATAACAAAACTGGAAACAAAACAAATAATTTTCAATGAAATTCAGGTCAGAGAACCTCTTGTTAGAGACCTGATTCAGGCAGAACGGCTTGCAGGTTCGGCAGACGGGATAAAATATGCAACCGCATTAATTTCACAAATCGCAACATTTGACGGAGAAAATCTGCCGCCGGAAGAACTGGAGGATTTAAGCGCCAAGGATTTTTTGGAATTGTCCAAAAACTTGATGGAATTTGGGCTGGACAAGCTGGCGAAGGAGTTATCCTCCTCACAAGACACGGAAAAATAGATTTCAACTCCGTTCTGCAAATGAAAACAGGCGACTTTTTCTACTGGATTGAAAACACAAAACAGGTACTAAAACTGGAACAGGAAAGCAATGACGAGCCTATTTGACCTTCAAATCGCAATAAAAGCTATAGATCAGGCATCGGGAGTATTCCGGAAAGTTTCCAAAGAACTCTCCGGCATCGGTAAAGCTGCAAACGCTGTCCGCTCAGACTTTAAAAACACGCTTGAACAGGCAGGAATATTGGGGCTTAAGTTTGGAGCAATAGCCGGAGGCATTGGCTGGGCTTTTAAATCGCAGTTTGTTGATACGGCTTCACAATTTGAAAAATTCTCAGCAATTCTTGAAACCGTAGAAGGAAGTTCCAAAAAGGCTAAAGGTTCTATGGGATGGGTTTCGGACTTTGCTGCCAAAACTCCTTACGAACTTGATCAGGTTATGGATGCTTATGTGAAACTCAAATCTTACGGAATGGATCCTGTGAATGGGCTTCTTACAAGTCTTGGAGATACAAGTTCCGCTATGGGTAAGCCTTTAATGCAAGCAGTTGAAGCTATTGCCGATGCTGTAACAGGCGAAAACGAAAGATTGAAGGAATTTGGCATCAAGGCGAGAATACAGAAAAACAATATAGTCTATGAATACACCGACATGGGGAAAACTATGACCGCCGTTGCTGATAAATCAAACAGGGCGATGATTCAGTCGGTTTTGACAGGAATATTCAACGCAAAATATGCAGGGGCTATGGAAAAGCAGTCCAAGACCTGGGGTGGCATAATGTCGAATATTGCCGACCAATGGACACGCTTTAAAACAAAGGTTATGGCGGCTGGAGTGTTTGACTACCTCAAAAACAAACTGCAAGGAGTATTGGATTATATAAACAAGCTTGCCGAAACCGGAAAACTTGATATCTGGGCAAAACAAATAGGAAAAAATGTCACAAATATGCTCGATAAAATTTTTCTTGCAGGTATAAAAACTTATAACTGGCTTAAAACTGTCATTCCTGTAATTCAGGATATTGTTAAAAAGCTTGGCGGGCTTAAAAATATCTGCATATCCCTTGCAGTTATTATATCAGCACAGTTTATTTTGTCTGTAGCTTCCCTGATTAAATCTTTTGCAACTTTGGGACTTGAAATTTACTCAACAGGAAGAAGGCTTTTAGCATTCTCCGGCATCCAAAAAACTTATGAAACAACGATATTATCCCTTTATTCGACTGAATATAAATTAAAAAATGCAACAGATTTGATGAAAATTAGTTGGCTTGATTTCAGCAATGCCATAAAAAACAAAGGCGGTTTTGCAGGATTTTTGAACTATCAATTGTTAATTTCCAGAATAAAACTCCTTGAATGGGCTTCATCAGTAAAAATGATGAGTTTGACATCAATATCAGCATTCAGGGGAGCAAGCTTGGCGGCTTTATCGTTTACGGGGGCAATTCTTACAAACCCAATAACCCTTGCTATAGCAGGGATCGCCGTTGTATTTGCAGGTATATTTTTACTTATAAGAAAATATTGGAAGCCGATTTCCGGTTTCTTTAAAGGGATGTGGCAGGGGCTTATAGAAGGTCTTGCGCCTATTCTTCCTAAATTCAAAATTCTTGCCGGAGTCTTTTCACCTATCCTCACGCCTTTAAAGGCTGTATGGAACTGGCTTAAAAAACTTGTCCAGCCTGTAAACGATACAGGCGGTGCAGCAGAAAAAATGGGGGTTAAGTTTGGAAAGGCTCTGGCTCGAATTATCACCTTTACTGCAAGCCTGCCTTTTAAGATGTTTAATTTTGGGGCAAAAATTATCGAAATGTTCGCTCAGGGAATAATCAGCAAGACCCAAATGGCGGTAAATGCAATAAAAAATATCGTCCAGAAAATCCGTGACTACCTTCCTCACTCCCCTGCAAAGATAGGGCCGCTTAAAGACCTTAATAAAATCAGGCTTGTCGAAACTATAGCCGAAACAATCAAACCGAAGCCGATTAATCAGGCGCTTAATAAGGTTTTAAGTCCGTCAAAACAAAATAACTCAGCGTTTGCAGGTATAAAAAATCAAAACTCGTCAAATTCAGTTGTTGTTCACTATAATCCCATAGTTTCAATAAACGGGGCAAGCCCGCAGGAAAAAGAAGAATTTCTGCAAATGCTAAAACAGCACAAAGACGAAATTTTAAGAATTGTGAAAGCCGAAAACCGAAGAAATATGAGGTTAGCATATTAAAAATGTTCGCACAGTTAGGAAATATCCAATTTAACCTGATAACTTATTTTAATGGCATAGAAGAATCTCAAAAACACAACTATGCAGTACATCAAACAATAGAATCAAAGCCAAAGCTTCAATATATCGGTGATGAACTGGATGAGATGACGATAAAACTTAATTTTCACTCATCTTTTTGCGCTCCGGAAACAGAAATTAAAAAAATAAAGGATGCCGCAAGGTTACACGAAGAAATGCCTTTTATTCTCGGTAACGGCAGATATTTAGGGAAATATGTCATCGAGGAAATAACTTCAACCACCCAGCAGACAGACAAATCAGGAAATTTAATCTCGATAGAATCTAAAATCAGGTTGAAAGAATGGTTTACAGAGCAGTTAAAAGTTAAGAAAAAAGCTAAAAAACAGACTGCAAAGAAAAAAGATGACAAAAAATCCTCTAAAAGCAGCCTACCAAAAACTCCCAAACAAATCGTAAGGCAGGAATAAAATGCCACAGGATTATTACGAATATGTTACAAAAGACGGAGACCGCTGGGATTTAATCGCTTATGAGTTTTACGCAGATGCAACACTTTATGAACCAATAATCACAGCTAATCCCGAAGTTCCAATCACTCCAATCCTCCCATCAGGACTAAAACTTAAAATCCCTGTAATGGAGGACAATAACCAAATTCAGTTTGAATTACCTCCGTGGAGATCATGAAAAATAAATGCTAAAACCTGTATTTAAAATCGAATATGAAAATAAAGACATTACTGCAAGCATTGCTCCTTATGTTTTGTCTGTTACATATTCCGATTTTGAACACGGGCAAAGCGATGAAATAGAAATACAGCTTGAAGACAAAGACCAACTCTGGAAATCTTCGTGGTATCCGGTTAAAGGCGATAGTATAAAACTAAATATCGGTTATGAAGACGAAAAACATCTAAACTGCGGAAATTTTGAGATTGATGAGATAGAATTTTCCGCTCCGCCAGACATTATAACTTTAAAAACTCTTGCCGCTAATATTAAAAAAGCCCTGCGGCAAAATAATTCCGTAGCTTATGAAAATAAAACACTTCTACAAATAGCCCAGGAAATTGCAAATAAACACAACTTAAAATTTGTCGGTAATGTTAAAGATATAAAAACAAAAAGAATTACTCAAAACAACAAGCGTGACTTAGAGTTTCTTAAAATTTTGGCTGAAGAATACGGATATATCTTCAAAGTTTCTGACAATAAGCTCACTTTTTATGAGACTGCAGCGCTTAAAAGCCAAGCACCTGCTTTAATAATCAATAAAAAAGATATTATTTCCTACAACTTTAGGGATAAAACCCACGACCAGTACAAATCCTGCGAAATTTCCTACCACGATTCGAAAAATAAAAAAGTTATAACTGCAAGCATCAATGGCAGTTCTACAAAATCAGATGCTTTAAAACTAAATAAACGCTGCGAAAACAAAGAGCAGGCTATTTTAAAAGCAACAGCCGCTTTGAATAAAAATGCTCCGATAGAAGGTATTTTAACCCTGATCGGAAATCCGCATATTGTTGCAGGATTAAACATAGAAATAAAGTGGCTTTACAACCTTAGCGGAAAATATCATATCAAGACTGCAAAACACACAATCGACAAAAATTCAGGCTATAAAACAGAATTGGAGGTAGAAAAATGTTAAGATTCGGCATTGTAACAAATATCGATGAATTAAAAGCTTGCGCCAGAGTGCAATTTCAAGACAGCGACGGAATGGTTTCATACTGGCTCTCTGTCTTGCAGGTAAAAACATACAAGGACAAGTTCTACGTCCTGCCCGATATGGGCGAACAGGTCGTCTGCCTTATGGACAAAAACCTTGAAGAAGGCGTTATCCTCGGTGCTGTTTATTCAGGTATAGATGAATGCCCCGTGATTTCTAAAGATAAAGTAAAAATCAAATTCCAGGACGGCGCAGAGTTTGAATATGACAGAAAAGAACACGTTTTAAACCTCTTATGCGAAACAATCAATATTCAGGCGCTTATTAACCACACCGGATTATTTTTAAATTCTTTAGGAGTCGTTTCAGAAGGCGAAGTCATCGATCACGCAAGCAGTATGCAGGAGATGAGAAACATTTATAACGGACATACCCACAATGAAACGGATTCTGTAACCCAAACTCCTGACCAACAACAATAAGGCAAATATTTATGGCAAACTTGCAGGATATAAAATCTGTCGACTGGCAGCCAAAGCTTAATGAAATCGGCTCTATCGTTGAAGACATAGACGATATCGACCAGTGCATAAAAATTATTTTGATGACAAGAAAAGGCTCTGACCCTCACAGACCTGAATTTGGCTCTGACATCTGGCAGTATATCGACGCTCCGGTTAATGTTGCAATCTCTAATATTATTAGAGAAGTAATGGATGCGATAAATATCTGGGAAACAAGAGTCGAAATCAAAGGTATCACGGCGCAAATAGAAGAATCAAACATAAACCTACAAATAAACAGGCAAATTAAAAATACCGATATTCAGGGGATTTTGGAGGTGGCGGTATGAGTTTGCCTGTCCCCAACTTTATTGAAAGAGATGCAAATAAAATAACGCAGGAGTGGATTGCTCTTTATGAGCAAAAAACAGGGAAAACCCTCCAACCTGCACAAATTGAAAGAATTTTGATAGATGTCGGAGTTTACAGAGAAAACCTTCTCCGCATCGGAATTCAGGAAGCCGCAAAACAAAATTTGATAAATTTTGCAACTTATCCGATGCTCGATTACCTTGGAGAACTTGTCGGGGTTTATCGCCTCCCTGCGAAATTCTCCAAAACCACTTTTAAATTTAAGCTGGATGAAGCTTTGACTTTCGATTACACAATCCCTGCGAGTATTGAAATAGAATCAAAAGACGGCAAAGTAATATTTAAAACAGTTCAGGACTCTCTTGTCCTCGCAGGACAGTTATTTGTCGAAGTTGAATCGGAAGCTAAAACAAAGGGAATAATTGGAAACGGTTATTTGCAGGGAGAAGTAAATAATCTCATAACTCCAATTTCCTATGTGTCAGAAGTTTTTAATACCACGGAATCCCTTGGTGGGGCAGAGGAGGAGTCAGATGAGCAATTAAGACAAAGAATAAAGGAAGCACCGGAACAATTTTCAAATGCCGGATCCCGTGGAGCTTACAGATTTCATACAATGTCGGCTCATCAAAGTATCATAGACGTTGTGGTAATTAATAATCAGCCGGGCGTTGTTGAAATTTATCCGCTGACAAACACTGGCAACCCTTCGCAGGAAATTATTGATACCGTCCAAAATTACTTATCGGACGACAAAGTAAGACCTCTTACGGATTTGGTTCTGGTTAAACCTCCTGAGCAAATAGATTTCCAGATTATTGCAAACCTTACTTTGTATAATTTCGCTGATATTGACAGCATACAGTCGCTCTATATTGAAAAACTTGAAACATATAAACAGGATTTAAAATCAAAACTCGGCAGGGATATTGTTCCTACTCAAATTATTGCCCTTTTAAACAGCATTTACGGAGTTTACAAGGTTGAATTAGTTTCTCCATTCTTACAGGAACTAAATTCCAGCCAATGGGCAAATTGCACAGGCTACCAAATAAACATTGCAGGTTACACAAATGGCTGATACAAGTCTTATTACAATTAAAGATGAATCAAGTTTGGCTTTTAACGAGCTGTTTGAGAGGCTTGGAACCTTAAACTTAACTCCGATGCTTATTTATCTTATCGACAATGTTGAAGCTTCAGCCCTTCCGCATCTTGCTGAACAATTTCATATCTTAGGCAATGAAGGCTGGCTATTTGCAGTTTCTGACGAAGAAAAACGTGCATTAATCAAAAATGCCGTTCAAATTCACAAATACAAAGGGACAAAATATGCGCTTGAAAAAGTTCTTGAGGTTTTAAACCTTAACGGAAAAATTTTTGAATGGTTTGATTACGGCGGAAATCCTTACCATTTCAGAGTAATCCTTGATTTTTTCAATCGTGGTTTTGATGAAACAACCGAAAAACAGCTTCTTGACCTGATAGAAGAAACTAAAAACGTTCGCTCTGTTATGGAAACACTTGAGATTAACCTCGCAACTCAAGCCCAACAGAAACTTATAGCTCTATGTTTAACCGGTGAAGATATTACGATTTACCCGAAGGTGAATTAAATGTCTGAATTCTACTCTATAGTAACAAATACGGGATTTCAAAAGGTCAATGAATGCCTTGTTGACGGCACGAAACTTGACCTGAAATTCATTGCCGTTGGGGATTCTAACGGCAGTTACTATGAACCTGCAATAGAACAAACTTCGCTTGTAAATGAATGTTGGCGGGGTGAAATATCCGAAATTAATGAAGATAATCTTGGTCTTTTTGCAAGAAGCCTTATCCCTTTTAATATTGGCGGTTTTTATATCAGGGAAATCGGCGTTTTTGATACAGAAAATAATTTACTAATCGTAGGAAAGCAAGCAGAAACGTATAAGCCGATAGTGAGCGAAGGAACCTGCAAGGATATTTGGCTAAAAGTGATTTTAAGTTCAATTAATTCTGATGTTATTGAACTTAAGATAGATCCTTCCGTTCAAACTGCAACTGTACAATATGTTACAAACCTTTTCAACAGCCATAGCCATTCTGATCTTATGCCAATCCTGATTTACGATACAAATGCAAACGGCATAGTCGATTCCTGCGAGTTCGTTGATGGCGGAATATTTACCGACAATCAGAATATTAATATTCCGCTACCGCAAATAATACCGCAGCTACTAATGAGTACGATAATTTATGACCAAAATAACGATGGAATTGTTGATAATGCAGAAAATATTGATGCAGGAGAGTTCTAAATATTAGCAGAAATGACTTTTCAGGTTTATTTCTGGCAGTTTAATAAAGAAGAAAGGAGATTCTAGATGGGTACAATTCAAATCAAGCGAGGCGTTGCGGCGAATTTGCCGACAAGTGCGGAACATGGAGAACTGCTGTTTACAACGGATACTAAGAAGTTTTTTGTTGGAAACGGCATAGGGAATCCTTTATCAGAATTTAAGAACGCATCAGAGATTGTTTCGCTGCTTGCAGAAAAATCCGAACACGGGCATACACACACTTCTATTGAGATAACTGATTTCAATACGGCAGTTGACGCAAGAATTAACCTGCAAAAAGGCGTGGCAAACGGAATAGCAAGCCTTGATGCAAGCGGCAAAATTCCGACAACACAAATCCCGTCAACTTTTAAAGAAGCTGCCGTTGTTGGAAATATTGCCGAAAGGGATGTTTTAACTCCGTTTGCAGGGCTCCACGTTCTTGTTCAAGATGCAACGGCGGATCCAACGGTTGAAACAGGCGGAGCAGAATATGTCTATGACGGAACAACCTATAAAAAAATATCTGAATTAAACAGCTTGGATGCAGTTATAGACTGGTCAAATATTCAGAATAAGCCTGATTTAGTGCAGAATTTCCTTGATTTCACAGATACACCGGATTCTTATGCAGGAATGGCAGGTAAATTAATTTCTGTAAAACCTGATCTTTCTGGACTTGAATTCGTGGATCAATTCTCCGGAAACCTTGATGGCGGTTCTTTCTAAGAAAAACTGAGGCATTAGGTCAGGCAAATGCCTGACCTGGCTTCCAATAGAGATTATTGAGGTAAATATGACTAATATCAGATTCAGAAGAGGAAATAAAGCTGATTTGCCTGATCTGGCTCCATCAGGATTGCCGCTTTGGTGCGAAGATACGAAAGAACTTTATATCGGCACCGATTCGGGAGTTTCTCCTGTTGTTACAAATAATAATTATTTTCCGAATTTTGTGCCTTACTGTTTAAATTCCGGAAATCAGGATTCCAACGGCTATGCTGATATAATTAACAAGGTTTCCAACACCGAAGTTTCTTTTAAAGTCGGCGGTTCCTATCCTAATATTGGCGTAACTTTTCCAAACGGAAATCATTACACTATATCTTCAATTCCCAATTTAATAAATTTAACAGAAAACGGCACATATATTTTTATTATCGAAGAAGAAGGTTTGGTTAAATTAGCAGACGGCAACTATTCTGCAATTGCTACTGCTGTAAAACTAGCTTATTCTGCAAATGAAGTCTCTCCTGCAATGACATCCAATACCCAAAACGGTTTTACTTGTTGGATGGAAAATGATTACAACCCGGGAGTGCCTTTAAATGTTCCTACTGCATATTACTTAATGGACAAAAATACAGGTACATCAGTTACTTTCGTAGAAGGCGATCAAGGTAATTCATATTCTTTCATCGTTAAAAGTGATATTGCGATTAAAATTAATCGTGTTCAAATCGAAGGTCCCGGAAATTTTGGGTTAGGCGGAAACAGCCTTGTATCAATTTTTGGATCTAATAATGGAATAAACTGGACTTCCATAACAAGCGTTTCTTCAACAGCAATAACGGATATAACTAATGAAAGTTACTATACTTACTATAAATTTAAGCCGAACATTAATTTAGTCGGCGGTTACAGCCAATACAGTACATGGTTAAATAATATTAATTTTTGGTATCCTGTCAATTACAGTGGCGGAAATATTTCTGAAGGCTATACATATCCTGAAAGTGGAGATGTTTCTATAGTACCTGCTATGACTTCAAATAGTTCCGGTGGTTGGACTGCAAGCGCTCAAAGTGAATCCACTGGTGCGGAAGCTTATAAAGCAGTTGACGGTAGTGTAGCTGCTAATAATAGGTTTTATTCAAGCTTAAATGGAGTATGTTGGTGGAAAACAGCTAAAAATTCAGGTACTTTTAATTGTTCCAGAGTTTCAATAAAAGCGTGTGAAGATTATTACGCCTCTGCTCCAAAAGATTTTACAATTAGAGACCAAGCAGATAATAGTTTAGCAATTTTAACAAACCAAATATTTTCAGCTGATGAAACAAAATATTATGATATAAATGCAACTGGAATTTCTGGGATAAAAATAGATACAACAGCGACTGCAAATAATGCCTCAGTAGCATTTAAAGAAATAAAACTTTATACGTCCGTTTCTTCGGCAGACGGTGATTATCACTTATTAATAATCAAATTCCATATAAAGCACAAAAAAGAATTAATAGTTCTTGGTTAGATAAACAATTTCTAAAACTTGGGGAAGATACAAAAACAAGTGGAACTCTTGGGATTCCCAGAAATTACGCTTTTAACAGAAAATCTTATAAAAAAATCAGTTGTCCGGTTTATTCAACAAAGACTGACATTACGCACAACTTAGGCACAAATAATATTAAAATAACGGCTTATTTAGTATGTAAAACCGCCGAACTAGGGTATGCGGTTGGGCAAAAAGCGCAATTTATAACTTACAGCAGTAATTTATCTGTCCCTGGTTTCATAATTAAAGACAATAATACAGTATCTTTTGTAAACGGAAATCAAAACTTGATTGTTCAACAAAATGGCAGTCCTTATTACTATGCCATAATTACCCCTGCAAACTGGGATCTGGAAGTAATTATAGAAGGAAATTTTTAGCAAAAAGATAAGGAGATTATATGGCAACAGTTAATGAGTTGAGAACAGGTGACATGATAGCGTTCAAAAAAGGCAAAAACTTTGTTGCAGCGGTTATTCATCTTTTTACAAATTCTGACGTGAATCATGTCGGAATTATTGTGAAACTTTACAACGGAATCGGTCACGATTTCCCTTTTATTATCGAAGCAAACCCTGATGATGTTGAATACAGCTTTCTTCCACGAAAAATGAAAGACGATAAAGATGAAATATTTGTTTACAGATTAACAGATGAAAACTATAAAAAACTTAATGAAAATCTCGATTCTTTTTATCAATTTATGAATGAGCAAATCGGCAAGGCTTACGATTTTCCGCAGGCTATTGAAACAGTTATCAAAACAGTAACAAAAGATTCTTATGCCACGTTTTTTTGCTCAAAATTAGTCGGCGCAATTTATCAGCATGCAGGAATAATAACTCCTGAAATGCTCAAAAAATACGGATTCAAATGCGTTTCGGAACTAACGCCGGCTGATTGCTGCAAACTGCCAATATTCAAAGACAGTTTTAAACTTTTAAGTTTAGAAGCGGAGGTAAAAAATGTTACAAGTAAAAATTGAAAATTTTTCGAAGACAGAAATAGCCTGTAAATGCTGCGGCAAAATTAATGTTAGTGATAAAGGCTTAATTTGTTTGCAGGCGTTCAGATATTACCTGAACAATAAGTTTAAAAAGAATATCAGGCTTAATATTGAGTCTGCTTGCAGGTGTATAAAGCATAACAAAGAAGAAGGCGGTGAAAAACTTTCCCGGCACGAATGTGAAACTAAAAAATCCGACGCATTTGACCTTACAAGCTCTGATATTGATTACAGAACAATTTATCAGGAAGCTGTCGCCTGCAAGCTGTTTTCAACAGTTATCAGGTACGACAAGAAACATTTTGTTCATGTAGATACAAGACCTCGGGGAAATTACGGAATCGAAGCCTGGGGGTGGAACAAATGAGCTGGAGAGACGGGCTTGACGCTCTGAATCTTAATAAAGGAGCTTTTCAAAGTTCAAACGACTTCGGGATTCCCGATATGAAAAAACAGGATTTTGAAGTTAAAAACCTAATCCCTTACAGGGTAAATCAGGACAGGAACGGCACAGCGCACTTTTATCTTGATGATTACAGGTTTGAAAGATGCTGGAATAATCCCTTGCAGCAATTAAAAAGCCTTAAAGAATATGAAGGAGTATTAACGCCTGATTTTTCCATGTATCTTGATTATCCAAAAGCCTTGCAGGTGTGGCAAACTTACAGAAACCGCTGGCTCGGGTGTTACTGGCAGCAGGAAGGCTTTCAGGTAATCCCGACAATAGGCTGGTCTGATAAATCAAGTTTTGAATTCGCTTTTTTAGGCGTGGAGAAACATTCAACTGTTTCTGTTGGAACTGTCGGCATTTTAAAAGATAAAAATACTGTAAAGCTTTTTCTTGCAGGGTTTGAAGAAATGTTAAGAAGAATAGAACCTTCCTGTGTTTTGGTTTATGGCAACAAAATCAGGGAACTCGAAGGTATTTCATATATTAAATGGTTTCAGCCATACAGTAGTAAGTGGAACAAGGAGATTTAATCATGGGCGGACGTGGATCAAAAAGCGGAGCAAAAAATTCTACAAAAAGTAGTGCTGCAAAATCTGAAATTACAAAGCCGACAAAAGCTGTAGCGTTGCCTCAACCTGAAACACAAACTGCCGGTCGTAAAAGCCAAATGATGGATTTATTAGGTCAAAGAGTTACTAAGGCGCACATAGCTTCTATGTCAAATGAACAACTTAAAAAATACGCTAAAGATAACTATAAAGTTAGTAAAAAGTTAAACAAAAAGTACAGAGAAGCTGATACCAATGTAGTGTCTTCTCAAAAAATAGTACGTAATCTTGAACCGCTAGTGAAAAGATATAACGACCCTACAGATAAAAATGAACTTGCTAAAGCAAGAAGGCGGGTTACAAAAAACCAAAAAATATTGAAAGAAACCAGAACAAAAATAAATATTAATGAGCAAAACCTTTCAAAAGCTTTTGATGAAAGCGATAAAAGAGGCATTAACCTTTTTAATTAATATGTCCGAATGATAAAGAATTACCTAAATTTCTATGTTTAGAGTTCCATTTCAGGAACAACGAGTTAAAATGTCAATGTTAGCAATAATCAGAAGGGCTTAAGAATGGATTTAGCATTCGGTACAAAGGTTTACGACTATAATAAAAATGATATCGGAATTTTAATTCAGTCTTACAATCTTGGTTATATTGATGCCCCTGATAAATATGGCGCACAAGTCCTGGCGCCAACAGGGAAAATTTATGCTGCCAACCTGGACAACCTTCTCCCAATATGCGATATAGATGAAGAAGAAATTAAAACCCTGAATATTCCTGAATGTTTTTTAATTGATTAATTATAAAATTACGGAAAGGATATAAAGATGACAGAGATTCAAAAAACAAAAAATAAAAAATGGGGCTTTTATGGCACAATCAAGCACGATTGTACAACAAAAAAAGAAGTAGAAAAAAAGTGGGCAGAAGCTTTTATTACATTAAAAGAACTTTCAGATTTGCCAAATGACATTATACGTAGATTTTTAGATTCCCAAGCCGGACGCCACCTTGCAGATAGATGTTATGATCAAGGTGAAGTGGCAAATACAATTAGAAAAGAATGGGATGGATTCAAAAGAACTATTTTTTCAAGAGAATACGAAGTTTCTGACGAAGAATTTTACTAAGAATAGCAGCTTTATACCTCAGGATTTTTATACATAGCCAGATTTACTTTTTTCAACTCATAATTTTTTACCGGCACAACTCCAAAATTATAATCTATCATAAATTCTACAAGTTTTTTTCCGTCAATTAGCACTATATTTTTAGAAGTAATGGTCTCAATGTATTCATAAGTTTTTTTAGAAAAACTTGACGAAGTAATAAATATACCTTTGTTTACCTTATCACCTAAACTGCCTACAAAATCACGTACTTCACCACCCGGGACAGTTTTTTCATGTTTTTTAGCTTGAATGTAAATTTGGCCTTTAAATCCAAAAGGATCTTCAAGTATTTTTCCATCAACTCCGCCATCACCGCTTTTTTGAGTAACATAAGAATGTTTTTCATCACCATATCCCATACTCAAAACCATATCAAGTGCCAGTTTTTCAAAGAAACTATCATTTAAGCTTTTTATTTCATTCAATAATTCGGTTTCCAGATTAGTCATATACTCTTTAAAGCTGGAGTCAATCAAAGATTCAGGGGTTTGATTTGTGAATGAGTCTTCAATTTCCTTTGAAGGTATTCAATAAATTCCGGATATTGTTTTAAAAAGCTTTTGTCTATTTTTGCAGGTTTACTTTTTAAAACATCCAAGCCTCTTTTGGTGATTTTAAAAACACCCCTTTTAGTAGATTCAATTAAACAGGCATTTTTTAAGTATTTATTTGCCCAATTGATTCTATCGTAAAGAATTGTTGATGTGCCGCTTGGAAGTAACTCTTCTTTTTCTTTTTCAGTAAGTTTAAATTGCCTGGACAAAATTTCCAAAAGTTCTTTGTAGCCATACTCTTTAGAATCCTTAACGGTATTTAACAAAGGAAGCATAAACTCTTCATAAGTAGGTATAGGCATTTTCACACTCCAACAATTCAAATAACTCTCTTTTTATATCATAAATTTACATAAATTGATATATGTCCGAAAGATACAAAAACGTAAAATTCGGACATATATCGACTATTTTTAAGCAGAACGAGGTAGAATCAGCAAGGTTAAAGAATTACAGGAGGAAAAACCTTGCAGAGTATGGATTTTAAAACTTTTATTAACGGTGTAGGCAACGACTTAAAAACTTCTATCGATGATGTAATCGGTGCAATTATTACAATTCAGGAGGATGTGGCAAGTCTTAAAACCAAAACATCAAAGCCTGACAAAGATACTGCAAAGGCTTTGCTTGAATATATCGGTATGGACGAAGGTAAAACCAAACAAAACCTTGAAGCTCTTTGTGGTAAGGAACTTCAAAAGCATTTAAAATGGCTAAGCGATTATTGTTTTAAATATAATTGCACTCAGGAAGAAGCCCTGCAAAGAATAATCGACAGAAATTAA